TCACTGGGTATAGAGCCTGAACCGATAGCAGCTCGTCCCATACTGATGCTAGCTCTGGGTGTTGTTCCCGTTCAAAGCTCGCTAGCACTTCGATTGGGTCTAGCTTCGCTTGTTTGGCTAGGTAGATCAGCTCTGAGGCGTTTGCTTTCAGCCTGCCTGCGCCTATCTTGCTCACGCGGCTTTCATCTGCATGGCCCATTTCTGTAGCCAGCTCGCGTTTCTTCTTCCCGCTTCGGATTGACGCTAGGGCTATCAGCTCTCGGATATCCATAGAAAACTCCAATCTAATAATTGCACATTTGTGCAGCTTTCTGCTATACTTACAATATGTGCAGATCGTTGCACATAAGCACTATATCTTGGAGTCGTCGCCATGTCCCTGTCTTTACCCGCCTCTCACATTTCTTTCAATTTGTACGAGGCCTGCGCCTTTGAAGCTGCTCAGGTTTTGGGGCCTCAGGTGGATGAAAACGAGGGCGTTCTGTTTGACGACTCCGCGCTCTCTGGTCCATCTGTGGCCCCTCCTCAGTTCTGCGGGACTATCACAGCGGATTACACCCGCATGCCCGATCAGGCTGATATTCGTTGGGATTACGGCGGCTTTGACACGTTTGATCTGTTCAAGGACTCGCTGGACGCGACGGGCCGTATTCCTCGCGGGTCTGTCACTGCTGGCCCTATTCACTCATGCGTAACTGGTGATTTTTTCCATGGGCACGCCTGCTGCTGGCGTCTGTAAAGCCTCCCGCATGTCCTGCGGGTCAGGGCATACGGGGTCGCTTTTGGCCCTTCAAAACTAACCATTCAAAGGTCTCAACATGGCATTCAGCTCCACAGTTCAAATCCTCAAAATCGTCAACGAGGAAAAAAAGCGTAAAGACGGTACGCCGTACCAAGTTCGTCAGGCCGTGGTGAACGTCCTTCTAGATAACGGTGATGTTGAGTGCGCTGGCAACCTCCGTCTAACAGAGTCGCTTCTTGAAAATCTGACAACCGGCACATACCGTGCCGGCTTCTCCATCGTCCAGCAGGCCTATGGCGACAACCGTGGCGACATTGTGACCCAGCTGGTGAGCCTCACCCCTGTGCCTCAAATGGGCCGTCCTGCTCCCGCTCCAGTAGCTCCGGCTGCTCCAAAGGTCTGACGTGTCCACGGCAGATTTCGAGCAACTGGCGCAGCTCCTTAACGGGGGTTTTGTGGTGGTGCTGTTCGCGGTCGGCTACGTGTCGGGGCTGCTGTCATGAGAGGCCGTGTGATTGCATGGGTCGTCCTTGCTGTGGTCCTGCTCGGCGTCTACAGGGCCGTCAACGCGTGGAAAAACCCTTGGGCCGTCGGTGGTCCCGTGGTCGTCAATCCGGTGCTGGCGAACCTGCCCGCGTCGGGCCCAGGTTGCGGGGTGAAGTGTCATGACTAGCTATGTAGCAGCCTACTTACTTGCGTGGGCGATCGGGTACGCCTTGGGCAGCAAGGTGCGCATGGTCAAAACCGCCATGTATGCGGCCTGAGGTTCCCCATGCTGAAGGCAGAGAAAAGGGAATTTTTAAAAACTGGTAGGGCAAAGCCAGCGGTGGGCAATCTTGTTTTGAAAAAACAAGTTGTCCACGGCGGGCGCGTCAGCTCCAGTGTGGGCAACTGCCGGACCCGGAGGGCCGTCCACAAGGGCAGGCCCTTGTGGTCGGGGCGGTTGTCCACACGGGCGAGCTGCAAGCCACGGTTTGGAGCGGCTGTTCGGCTGTTTGGGTCTGTCGAGTGCCAAGGCGGCGCTTTCACCGTGAAAACGCAGTTTTCTAAGGTGAAAGCAGAGCTGCAACCGGCGCGGCGTGTCTCCGGTAGTCCGGCTGTTTCGTTGGCGAACCAAGGCGGCGCTTTTGCCGTGAAAACGCAGTTTTCTAAGGTGAAAGCAGAGCTCTATCCGGTGCGCAAGGGTGGCGGCTGCTGGGCGCTCTGTCCCTGCCCGCGGTGTCAAGGGGTCCAAGGGATTACAGCCATAAAACCGGCTTGTCCGGCTTTATGGGTGCAATCCCGCACTGTCGAGGCTGCGGCCTCTTTGAAAGGTAATGCTATGAAAGCAAAACTGCTCCGTCTGGCGGCCCTGTCCGCTCCCTTGTTGGCTGCACAAGCTGCCCGCGCTGCTGACCCTGCCACGGCTCTCGAAGCCGTGCAAACCTTGACCACTTCCAGCGCTGGTTTCGGCCCTGTGATGTTCGGTCTGGCAATCGCTTCTGTCGGCATCGGCATTGGCGTGAAGTGGATTAAGCGTTCTAAGGGCGCTGCTTAAGCCTAGTCGGCTTTCTGGTGGGCAGTGCACTGCCCATTGGTAAGTAATCAGGGCCGCAACTATGTACAAAGTCTCCCCGTTCATGCGTGTCTGCCTCAACCTGTGGGCGTGGTGCGTGGTCTTTCTCTTCTTGGGTGCGTTGCTGGCCTCTGGCGCTCATGCTCAGGCACTGCCCGCCGGTGTCTCTCCGGTGTTCGCTCCTTCAGTGGCTGGCAATGTGGTGACGTACTCAGGCGGCACGGCTACGGCGGCTAATGCGTCCTCCGTGGCCTTTCCTCCGCCTGCTAACGGTTCTGTTTACGCTGAGGCCGCGCAGTCCGTTGCCGTTGGGGATTCCCGCACTGCTGCAATCGCTGTCCGCTCTCGTCCGAGTGCTGCTGTCATTGCTCGCGCTGTTGGCAACTTTGCCCTCAAAACAGCCGGCGCGTTGGTGATCGCGAAAAACCTGTATGACCTGTGCAACGAGCTTGGCTATAACTGCGCACGGGTCAACGATACGGGGCCTGCCGTGGTCACAAAGGTGGATCCTCTCGTTTGTGGCACGGCCCCCTGTTATGAGTGGTTCATGTACGGCGTCGGTCAGCGTGGCCCGTTCTCTACGCCTTCGCAAGCCTGTGGGACAAACTGGGGTGCGTTGTTGGAGTATTACTCCCCACGCTTGAAGGGTGGCCCTAGTGTCATGTATGAGGGTGGCAATTACGCCTGCGCGGGCATGTTGGACGGCAATTACACTGCTGTGTTCGGTGTGGTTCGCGGTGCTTCCGTCCCTCCTGTTCCTGCTTCTGCTCCGTCCAGTGTCCAAGAGTTGCAAGACGCAATAGCGGCTAAGTCCGGCTGGCCTGAGACTTCCGCGATTGGCAAGGTGCTGGCAGATGCTGTGGCCTCCGGCGAGACGATAGAGCTACCTCGACCCTATCAAATTACTGGCCCTCTTGAGGTGCCCCTTGCGCCCTCTATTACGGCGTGGCCGGATGGGTCGAGCACTACGGACCAGCGGACCAAGAAACTTGCCTACGGTCCTGATTCGGTCACGGTGACTGAGGAAAGCAAGAAGACGACTACCTCGCCGTCTGGTGTGGTCGCTCCCGTTAGCACCACGGTAACCGGCAACCCTCTCCCTACTCAACCCACTACGGCGGCGGCTACGCCTGATATCAAAACCTGCGGGTATCCCGGCGGTCCTGCTTGCAAGATTGATGAAACCGGCACGCCTGAGGCTCTGCCAAAGGGTCAGTATCTGCCCTCGCTGGATGACTACCAGGCCAAGGCAGACGAGAACCGCACCACGATTGGCGGCAATGGTGACAAGCCTTTCTTCACTGGCTGGAACCTTTTTTTCTTTGCTCCTGCGCTGGCCTCTTGCGAGCCTATCAAGCTCCCTGATTACAAGGGTGCGCCCATGGGTCAGTTAGACGCCTGTGATGTGGTTGACGGCACGCGCTCCGTCATGTCTTACATCTGGGCGCTGGGTGCTTTGTTCCTCTGCCTCGGCATGATTAAAAAGGTGGTCTAAATGCCGTTACTTGCAACCCTCATTGGCTCCATCGCTTCGGCGTTGGTGGAGCTGTTTAGTAAGTTCATGGGCTTTAAGCTGGCCCTCAAATTTGCGAGCTACACCACATGGCTCGCGGTCCTTGCGGCCTTTCTGATTAGCGTCTATGTGTGTCTCTCGTCACTCTTCGGCATGGCCTCCGGCTTGGGGTCTGGTGGTGGCTCTGGTGGTGTCAGTTGGGTGCGTTTGTTCTGGATGGGCTTGGGCATGTTCATCCCGCCTAATGCGGGCGCGGTCATGTCCTGCATTGGTTCCGTCTGGATTTCTACGTCCCTCTACAAAATCCAAAAAGATGGCATCCAGAATTACTCCAACTAAGGGCGGGGCGCTCCTTCTGGCGGTGGTGTTGGTGGCCCTCTCTGGCTGCGCTGCATCCCCTGTCTATACCCGCACTCAGGTGTTCTCGGAGTGGTGGGGCTGCGCTCCTAGGTGCGTCCGTGACTGACTACGCGCTCACCGGTAAAAAGGGGACCGGTAAAAGCAAGCACGCGATCATTTTGATACGCGATCGATACCTCAAAAATTCCCGTCGCGTCGCTACAAACTTAGACGTCGATCTGCTGGCCATGTTCGGCCCGTACTCCAAAAACAGCTATGTCCGCGTGCCTGACAAGCCAAAGGCGTTTGATCTGCTGGCGGTGGGGTCTGGCAATGCAAGCTATGACGAGGAATTGAACGGCGGCATGTTTCTCGACGAGCTGGGAACGTGGCTCAATACCCGCAGTTTTGCTGACAAGGACCGTGCAGACGTTTTGGACTATTTCGCCCACGGCCGCAAGCACGGTTGGGATACGTGGTACATCATGCAAAACGTCGCCCAGGTGGATAAGCAGCTCCGCGAATCCTTCATTGAACAGACCGTGCGCCATACGCGGTTTGACAAGGTGCGTATTCCTTTCATCGGCGGCATTCTCTCCGCGCTCTTTGGAGAAAAAGCGGGCTACTTCCCTCGCTTCCATGCTGCCGTGTACCGCATCGGCGTGAACCCTCAGGATTTGGTGTGCAACCGCTTTCAGTTCATCGGCAAAGATGTGGAAAAGTGTTACGACACGCGGCAAGTGTTCCAAGCCAATTACGCCCACGGCACTCACTCGGTCCTTTCTCCTTGGCATACACACGGGCGCTTCATGGAACCTCAAAAAGCGGGCCTGTGGGCCTCTTTGTCGGCTTGGGTAGGTAAGGCCCTTTCTCCCGCAGAAAAACCGCGTGTGCGCCCTCCAGTGACGCGGCCTGACCCTGCGATGGCTCGTGTACTGGCATTGGCCTCAAAACTCCCTCCCTCTGATGCCATGTCCATCGTTTCTCGCTACGTGCGGGCGAGCGATGCCCGACGGGGTGCGGTAGCGCCCCTGAGGGCGGCGCGCAGCGCCGCCTAATTTATTAATAACTCACTTTAGGAAATAACGATTTATGCGCCGTTTCAGCTTGGAAATTTCGGACGTTTGGTTTGACCGTATTTGTTTCGGTGTGATCGCTGGAATGTCCTTTGCGATTCCGGTGGTCATGGTCCTGCGCACATCGTGTTCTTGCCCCTGAGGGTCAAAAAATAAAGCCCTCAACGGCTGCAACCGTTAGGGCTTCGTGATCAGTTAACAGAAGTGGTGTCAACCAATGAAAAAGATTATCAAGGGTTTCGGCGAAACAATCCAGCTTGAGGGTGAATTCAACCCTACATCGTGGGCAGTTCGTGTGTTTGAGGTGAATGGTCACCGTGAAATATCGGTGCGCAATACGATTGATTGGGAGGAAGTGCCCTATCAACCGGTGCTAGATCAGTTCCCCGATCAGCCTTCGCTGCAACAAATCGAGGAAGCCGAAGAGCGGCGTTTAGCGGCTCTCAGGCGCAATGCAAAGCGGGCGCAGACCATGTGCCGTAGGGTCATAAAGTCTGAGGGCTTTGACGAGCTGATGACGCTTACCTATCGGGAAAATCAGACAGACCGTGAGCTATGCAAAAAGCATTTTGCTATCTGGCACAAAAGGATGAAGAAAGCTCTCGGAGAATTCCGTTTCTGTGCCTCATTTGAGCGTCAGGAACGTGGCGCAATGCATGTCCACATTGCCACGCATAAGCTGCCCAAAATGGTTACGTTTAAACAGGGTAAGGGCGGTGCTTCGCGTGAAGTTACCGTCAAGGCTTTCGAGCTTGGAACCCGCATTTGGCGGTCTATCGTGGGTGATAACAATGGGCTGTGTTTTGTGGGTGGTCGGTCCAAGTTCGGCGCCCCTGGTGCACGGCGCATGAGCCTCGCAAAAATGGCTTCTTACGTGTCTAAATACATCCTCAAGGATTACGAGGATGCCCCCGAGGAATCACAGCGATATACGCGTTCACGTGGTACTGATGTGCCTAAGTCCAAGGTGATGTACTTCACCAATATGTCCATGGCTGAGATCATCGGTTTGTGTTTCCAGTGTGATGACGGTGATGTGATCGTGAGCCATCGGGCAGATTCAAACAGCCGGTCTTATTGGCTCTGTACTGAGCCGGACCCCGACAAAGTTCATGCGTGAACATTTGAATTTTGGGGTTATTCCTCTCCCTGTAGACTGCTATGAAAAACATAGCAGAAAGGGGTGAAATGGCCATAATTGGTTATGCGCGTGTCTCAACAGTTGATCAGGACACGGCGTTGCAGCGTGATGCGTTGGCGATGGCTGGTGTGCATCGTGTGTATGTCGAATCTGGTTCAGGCGTAGGGCCACGTCCCCAGCTCCAGATAGCGTTAAATTCGCTGTGCTATGGTGATTGCTTGGTGGTCTGGAAACTCGATCGCGTGGCGCGTTCCTTGTCCGATTTGCTCGGCATATTGGGTCGGCTGCGGGCTGCTGGTGCAACGATCAAAAGCCTGACTGAGCCGATTGATACAAGCTCCCCGATAGGTGAATTCACCTTTCAGATTTTGGGTGCTGTGGCTCAGTTGGAAAGGTCGATGATTCGGGAGCGTGTAATGGCTGGTCAAGCTGCTGCCCGCTCCCGTGGGCAACGATGGGGCGCCCCTCGGGGCATGGATGCTGAGACGGAAAAGAATTTAGTCTCTATGTACCTCGAAGGCGGGTACACGATTGCGGAATGTGCTGCCTATTGGGGCGTTGGATATGGCGCGGCGCGGGGTGCTATTTGTCGTGTCTGTAATCCGCGTTCCGAGTATTTGAACTACAAGCGTCGACGGGCCGTTAAATAGGGTCGGAAAGTACAGATTCTTAACCTTCTCAAACGTCTTTTGAAGCATCGCTTTTAGCGGTGATTCCGGTTCTGCTTCCAGTGCTGCGACTGCCATCCAGTGCTCTGGGTTTTCGCCTAGTTGTATTGCTATGTTGCCTGCTAGCGTCGGGCTCAGTCGCCCTCGTTTGCTTGCCATCGTGAATGTGGCGTTCGATAGGTTTAGGTCGTTCGCCCAGTGCGACGCTTTCTTCACGGTCAGTGCTTTTTCTAACAGTTGCATGGTGCTAGTCATGGGCTACCTCACTTTCTGACGCAATTATTTCACTGGTTGTTAAGAAATTGCTTAACAGCCCGTTAGAAGTGTGCTCTAATTAAATTTCTAACGAGTTGTTAGATTAATTGGAGTCGTCACCATGTCCCTGTTTCCTGTCTATCTCGCTTGCCCTCCAGTGGGTGTAAACGAGGGGTTCCTTTGTTTGACGACTCCGAGCCTCTCCGGCCCACTGGTGGGCTTCCGTTTTATGGGTGTGTCAGCTTCCAAGCTTTCACGATTGCCCACGTCAGTAAAAGCCCGATTAGTGCGGCTTTTTTCCAGCTCTTGCTTTTCTCTGGTCCTGCGCTCTTTCTTAGGTTTCGCCGCGAAAAGTTTGCAAACCGGCGGCGCAGTTCCTCCGTTTGTCGCTCCTTCACCTTCTCCGGCAGTCGGTATCTGTTGCTCATTCTTTGATCGTACCTAAAGCCTCCCGCATGTCCTGCGGGTCAGGGCATACGGGGTCGCTTTTGGCCCGTCAAAACTAACCGTTTAAAGGTACTTCCATGGCATTCAGTTCCACTGTTCAAATCCTCAAAATCGTCAACGAGATGCGCAAGAAGCGTGACGGCACTGAATATCCAGTCCGTCAGGCTGTCGTTAACGTCTTGCTAGACAACGGCGATGTGGAGTGCGCTGGCAACCTCCGTCTCTCCGAACCTCTGTTAGAGGGTCTGACAACCGGTACCTATCGCGCTGGTTTCTCCATGGCTCAGGTGACTTACGGGGACAACCGTGGCGACATCGTGTCTCAGCTGGTCAGCCTCACGCCCGTGCCCATGATGGGCAAGCCTGCGCCCGCTCCCTCCGCTCCAGTAGCGCCGGCTGCTCCGAAGGTCTAACGTGTCCACGGCAGATTTTGACCAGCTCGCACAGCTCCTGAACGGGGGCTTTGTGGTGGTGCTGTTCGCGGTCGGTTACGTATCGGGGCTGCTGTCATGAGGGGCCGCGTCATTGCATGGGTCGTCCTCGCCGTGGTCCTGCTCGGCGTCTACAAGGCCGTCAATGCGTGGAAAAACCCTTGGGCCGTGGGTGGTCCCGTGGTGGTCAATCCGGTGCTGGCAAACCTGCCTGCATCAGGCCCGGGTTGCGGGGTGAAGTGCCATGACTAGCTATGTAGCGGCCTACCTCCTAGCGTGGGCAATCGGGTACGCCTTGGGCAGCAAGGTGCGCATGGTCAAGACGGCCATGTATGCCGCCTGAGGGGTTCCCCATGCTGAAAGCAGAGAAAAGGGAATTTAAAAAAAGTGGTAGGGCAAAGCCAGCGGTGGTCAATCTTGTTTTGAAAAAACAAGTTGTCCACGGCGGGCGCGTCAGCTCCAGTGTGGGCAACCGCCGGACCCGTAGGGCCGTCCACAAGGGCAGGCCCTTGTGGTCGGGGTGGTTGTCCATGCGGGCGAGCTGCAAGCCACGGTTTGGGGCGGCTGTTTGGCTGTTCGGGTGTGGCGCGTACCAAGGCGGCGCTTTCGCCGTGAAAACGGAGTTTTCTAAGGTGAAAGCAAAGCTCCCTCCGGCGCGGGGTGTCTCCGGTAGTCCGGCTGTTCTGCTGGCAAACCAAGGCGGCGCTTTTGCCGTGAAAACGCAGTTTTCTAAGGTGAAAGCAGAGCTCTATCCGGTGCGCAAGGGTGGCGGCTGCTGGGCGCTCTGTCCCTGCCCGCGGTGTCAAGGGGTCCAAGGGATTACAGCCATAAAACCGGCTTGTCCGGCTTTATGGGTGCAATCCCGCACTGTCGAGGCTGCGGCCTCTTTGAAAGGTAATGCTATGAAAGCAAAACTGCTCCGTCTGGCGGCCCTGTCCGCTCCCTTGTTGGCTGCACAAGCTGCCCGCGCTGCTGACCCTGCCACGGCTCTCGAAGCCGTGCAAACCTTGACCACTTCCAGCGCTGGTTTCGGCCCTGTGATGTTCGGTCTGGCAATCGCTTCTGTCGGCATCGGCATTGGCGTGAAGTGGATTAAGCGTTCTAAGGGCGCTGCTTAAGCCTAGTCGGCTTTCTGGTGGGCAGTGCACTGCCCATTGGTAAGTAATCAGGGCCGCAACTATGTACAAAGTCTCCCCGTTCATGCGTGTCTGCCTCAACCTGTGGGCGTGGTGCGTGGTCTTTCTCTTCTTGGGTGCGTTGCTGGCCTCTGGCGCTCATGCTCAGGCACTGCCCGCCGGTGTCTCTCCGGTGTTCGCTCCTTCAGTGGCTGGCAATGTGGTGACGTACTCAGGCGGCACGGCTACGGCGGCTAATGCGTCCTCCGTGGCCTTTCCTCCGCCTGCTAACGGTTCTGTTTACGCTGAGGCCGCGCAGTCCGTTGCCGTTGGGGATTCCCGCACTGCTGCAATCGCTGTCCGCTCTCGTCCGAGTGCTGCTGTCATTGCTCGCGCTGTTGGCAACTTTGCCCTCAAAACAGCCGGCGCGTTGGTGATCGCGAAAAACCTGTATGACCTGTGCAACGAGCTTGGCTATAACTGCGCACGGGTCAACGATACGGGGCCTGCCGTGGTCACAAAGGTGGATCCTCTCGTTTGTGGCACGGCCCCCTGTTATGAGTGGTTCATGTACGGCGTCGGTCAGCGTGGCCCGTTCTCTACGCCTTCGCAAGCCTGTGGGACAAACTGGGGTGCGTTGTTGGAGTATTACTCCCCACGCTTGAAGGGTGGCCCTAGTGTCATGTATGAGGGTGGCAATTACGCCTGCGCGGGCATGTTGGACGGCAATTACACTGCTGTGTTCGGTGTGGTTCGCGGTGCTTCCGTCCCTCCTGTTCCTGCTTCTGCTCCGTCCAGTGTCCAAGAGTTGCAAGACGCAATAGCGGCTAAGTCCGGCTGGCCTGAGACTTCCGCGATTGGCAAGGTGCTGGCAGATGCTGTGGCCTCCGGCGAGACGATAGAGCTACCTCGACCCTATCAAATTACTGGCCCTCTTGAGGTGCCCCTTGCGCCCTCTATTACGGCGTGGCCGGATGGGTCGAGCACTACGGACCAGCGGACCAAGAAACTTGCCTACGGTCCTGATTCGGTCACGGTGACTGAGGAAAGCAAGAAGACGACTACCTCGCCGTCTGGTGTGGTCGCTCCCGTTAGCACCACGGTAACCGGCAACCCTCTCCCTACTCAACCCACTACGGCGGCGGCTACGCCTGATATCAAAACCTGCGGGTATCCCGGCGGTCCTGCTTGCAAGATTGATGAAACCGGCACGCCTGAGGCTCTGCCAAAGGGTCAGTATCTGCCCTCGCTGGATGACTACCAGGCCAAGGCAGACGAGAACCGCACCACGATTGGCGGCAATGGTGACAAGCCTTTCTTCACTGGCTGGAACCTTTTTTTCTTTGCTCCTGCGCTGGCCTCTTGCGAGCCTATCAAGCTCCCTGATTACAAGGGTGCGCCCATGGGTCAGTTAGACGCCTGTGATGTGGTTGACGGCACGCGCTCCGTCATGTCTTACATCTGGGCGCTGGGTGCTTTGTTCCTCTGCCTCGGCATGATTAAAAAGGTGGTCTAAATGCCGTTACTTGCAACCCTCATTGGCTCCATCGCTTCGGCGTTGGTGGAGCTGTTTAGTAAGTTCATGGGCTTTAAGCTGGCCCTCAAATTTGCGAGCTACACCACATGGCTCGCGGTCCTTGCGGCCTTTCTGATTAGCGTCTATGTGTGTCTCTCGTCACTCTTCGGCATGGCCTCCGGCTTGGGGTCTGGTGGTGGCTCTGGTGGTGTCAGTTGGGTGCGTTTGTTCTGGATGGGCTTGGGCATGTTCATCCCGCCTAATGCGGGCGCGGTCATGTCCTGCATTGGTTCCGTCTGGATTTCTACGTCCCTCTACAAAATCCAAAAAGATGGCATCCAGAATTACTCCAACTAAGGGCGGGGCGCTCCTTCTGGCGGTGGTGTTGGTGGCCCTCTCTGGCTGCGCTGCATCCCCTGTCTATACCCGCACTCAGGTGTTCTCGGAGTGGTGGGGCTGCGCTCCTAGGTGCGTCCGTGACTGACTACGCGCTCACCGGTAAAAAGGGGACCGGTAAAAGCAAGCACGCGATCATTTTGATACGCGATCGATACCTCAAAAATTCCCGTCGCGTCGCTACAAACTTAGACGTCGATCTGCTGGCCATGTTCGGCCCGTACTCCAAAAACAGCTATGTCCGCGTGCCTGACAAGCCAAAGGCGTTTGATCTGCTGGCGGTGGGGTCTGGCAATGCAAGCTATGACGAGGAATTGAACGGCGGCATGTTTCTCGACGAGCTGGGAACGTGGCTCAATACCCGCAGTTTTGCTGACAAGGACCGTGCAGACGTTTTGGACTATTTCGCCCACGGCCGCAAGCACGGTTGGGATACGTGGTACATCATGCAAAACGTCGCCCAGGTGGATAAGCAGCTCCGCGAATCCTTCATTGAACAGACCGTGCGCCATACGCGGTTTGACAAGGTGCGTATTCCTTTCATCGGCGGCATTCTCTCCGCGCTCTTTGGAGAAAAAGCGGGCTACTTCCCTCGCTTCCATGCTGCCGTGTACCGCATCGGCGTGAACCCTCAGGATTTGGTGTGCAACCGCTTTCAGTTCATCGGCAAAGATGTGGAAAAGTGTTACGACACGCGGCAAGTGTTCCAAGCCAATTACGCCCACGGCACTCACTCGGTCCTTTCTCCTTGGCATACACACGGGCGCTTCATGGAACCTCAAAAAGCGGGCCTGTGGGCCTCTTTGTCGGCTTGGGTAGGTAAGGCCCTTTCTCCCGCAGAAAAACCGCGTGTGCGCCCTCCAGTGACGCGGCCTGACCCTGCGATGGCTCGTGTACTGGCATTGGCCTCAAAACTCCCTCCCTCTGATGCCATGTCCATCGTTTCTCGCTACGTGCGGGCGAGCGATGCCCGACGGGGTGCGGTAGCGCCCCTGAGGGCGGCGCGCAGCGCCGCCTAATTTATTAATAACTCACTTTAGGAAAAGCGTATGAAAACGGCGATTTTTTACCTGTTGAATTTGGCTGTCCGTTGGGCTGATCGTCGGACTGATCGCCTTCTTCTCTCCGAGGGCAATACCCAGAGATTCAGGGATGCGGGGCGGCTTGAGCTGCGCCTTGTGCGCTGGCGCTCGAAGTTTCGATAAGCCAAAAAATAAAGCCCTCAACGGCTGCAACCGTTAGGGCTTCGTGATCGGTCAATAAGTCAGGTATCAACCAATGAAAAAGATTATCAAGGGTTTCGGGGAAACAATCCAGCTTGAGGGTGAATTCAACCCGACATCGTGGGCAGTTCGTGTGTTTGAGGTCAATGGTCACCGTGAAATATCGGTGCGCAATACGATTGATTGGGAAGAGGTCCCCTATCAACCGGTGCTAGATCAGTTCCCCGATCAGCCTTCTTTGCAACAAGTCGAGGAAGCCGAAGAAAGGCGTCTAGCTGCCCTTAGACGCAACGCAAAACGGGCGCAAACAATGTGCCGTAGGGTCATTAAGTCTGAGGGCTTTGACGAGCTAATGACTCTCACCTATCGGGAAAATCAGGAAGATCGGGACCTCTGCAAAAAGCACTTTTCGATCTGGCACAAGCGCATGAAAAGGGCGCTCGGTGAGTTCCGCTTTTGTGCCTCCTTCGAGCGTCAAGAACGTGGCGCGATGCATGTCCATATTGCCACTCATAAGCTGCCAAAACACGCGGAGTACAAGGGCACGAAAATTAAGGCTTATGAGTTGGGCACCCGCATCTGGCGGTCTATCGTTGGTAAAAATAACGGCATGTGTTTTGTCGGTGGTAAGAACAAAAAGGGCAACGCCCGCACCCGCAAAATGAGCTTAGCCAAGATGGCTAGTTACGTGTCTAAGTACATCCTGAAAGACTACGAGGATGCCCCCGAAGAATCACAGCGGTACACCCGCTCACGCGGGGTTGTGGTCCCTAAGTCCAAGGTCATGTACTTCACCAATATGTCCATGGCTGAGGTCATTGCGCTGTGCTTCCAGTGTGATGACGGTGATGTGATCGTGAGCCATCGCGCAGACGCGAACAGCCGGTCTTATTGGCTCTGTACTGAACCGGACCCTGGCAAAGTTCATGCGTGAACATTTGAATTTTGTGGTTATTGCTCTCCCTGTAGACTGCTACAAAAAACATAGCAAGGGGGTTCAATTGGCTTTAATCGGTTACGCGCGTGTGAGTACTTCGGAGCAAGATACGGCGCTCCAGTTGGATGCACTGGAAAAGCTCGGTGTGTCGTCTGTGTTTGTTGAATCTGGCTCCGGTGTCGGGCCTCGGCCTGAGCTACAAAAAGCCTTGCGCTCTCTCTGCGCTGGTGATGTGCTTGTGGTCTGGAAATTGGACCGTATGGCGCGGTCACTGTCGGACCTGCTTTCTATCCTGAACCGGCTCCGCAATATTGGTGCCTCTGTCCGTAGTCTTACGGAGCCTATCGACACGTCAACACCTATTGGTGAGTTTGTCTATCAAATACTCGGCGCGGTGGCTCAGTTGGAGCGGTCAATCATTCGGGAGCGTGTGCTTGCTGGTCAGGCTGCTGCGCGTGCCCGTGGTAAACGTTGGGGTCCCCTCCCTGCGCTCACTCCTTCTCAGGAAGACGAGTTAGTCGCTTTTTATTGTTCTTCTGGTCTGTCGTTGGTCGATGTTGCGTCGGCATTTAACGTTTCCACGGCTACGGCACGGCGAACGGTTGAAAAGCGTTTCCCGCCTTGTCTCGTCCGGCCTCCCGGTCGTCGGCCTCGGCTTGCTTAAATGATTCACTGGGTATAGTTGCGATTCATATTATGAGAGCCGTTGGATGAATTTCAAGTTCGCATGCC